GAAGATGTTCACAGACAAGGTGGTACCGATATCCGTTAATTACCCATTCTTTTTCAAGCCGACCCAGGACGGTATGGACAGGCCCAAGACCGAGCTTGCCTATAGAATACCAGCCAGTAGACTCACAAAAAAGTCAATACAAGCAAAAAAGGAACAAGAAATATTACAAGGACTAGACACTACTATTGACTGGAAGAACACAGGAGATAATAGTTATGATGGTGAAAAATTAGCTTTACTAGTCCACGATGAAAGTGGTAAATGGGAGAGACCTGATAATATATTAAATAACTGGCGTGTAACAAAAACTTGCTTAAGACTAGGTTCTAGAGTTATAGGCAAGTGTATGATGGGTTCAACGTCAAACGCTTTAGACAAAGGTGGAGAAAATTTTAAAAAACTATATTACAACTCCGATGTTACTAAACGAAATAGGAATGGACAGACTAGCTCAGGACTATATTCTTTGTTCATACCTATGGAGTGGAACTACGAAGGATTCATTGATTCTTATGGACACCCTGTTTTCAATACTCCGCAAGAACCAACTGAAGGACCACAAGGTGATTTAATTGATGTTGGTGTTATAGAACACTGGGACAATGAAGCAGATGGCCTTAGAAGTGACCAAGACGCTTTAAACGAATATTATAGACAGTTTCCAAGGACTGAAGAACACGCTTTTAGAGACGAAACTAAAAACAGTATATTTAACTTAGTTAAAATATATGAGCAAATAGATTATAACGAAGACTTGAGAAATACAAGTGTAGTAACGACAGGTAGTTTTCAATGGGAAAATGGCATAAAAGATACTAGAGTAAAGTTTGTGCCGAATCAAAACGGTAATTTTAATATAACTTGGGTTCCTAGTTATGATTTACAAAATAAACAAATAGTAAAAAATGGTGTTAAGCACCCAGGAAACGAACATATAGGTGCTTTTGGCTGTGACAGTTACGATATATCTGGAACAGTAGATGGTAAAGGATCTAAAGGTGCTTTGCATGGTTTAACTAAGTTTTCAATGGAAGATGCTCCACCAAATACATTTTTTCTAGAATACATAGCTAGACCACAAACCGCTGAGATATTTTTTGAAGATGTATTAATGGCTTTGGTTTTTTATGGCATGCCTTTGCTTGCAGAAAATAACAAACCAAGACTTTTATATTATTTAAAAAGAAGGGGTTATAGAGGTTATTCAATGAATAGACCTGATAAACTTTGGAATAAGTTGTCTGTAGCTGAAAAAGAAATAGGTGGTATACCTAACTCTAGCGAGGATATAAAGCAAGCTCACGCTGCGGCTATAGAATCTTACATAGATAAATATGTTGGATTAAAACCAGATGCTCAATATGGAGATATGTATTTTAATAAAACACTAAATGATTGGGCTAAGTTTGATATAAACAAAAGAACAAAGTTTGATGCTGCTATAAGTTCTGGTTTAGCTGTGATGGCTTGTAATAGACATTTGTACAGACCTGTAGCTAAAATAGAAAAACAACCAATAAATATAAAATTCGCTAAATACACTAACGGCGGGAATATATCAAAAATAATGAAATAAATATGGCTGAGTCAGTTGTAAAAAGTTTTTTTCCTAGTCAAGTTGCTAGTGATCAAGAAAAAGCCTCTTTTGAGTATGGCTTAAAAGTTGGTAGAGCTATTCAAGACGAGTGGTTTAAATCAGCTAACGGTGTTAATAGATATAAAAGTAATCAAAATACTTTTCATAGATTAAGACTGTACGCTCGAGGAGAGCAGAGCATACAGAAATATAAAGATGAATTATCTATAAACGGTGATTTATCTTATTTGAACTTAGACTGGAAGCCAGTACCTATTATACCTAAGTTTGTAGATATTGTTGTTAATGGTATATCTGAAAGAGCTTTTGATATAAACGCATATTCACAAGATCCTTATGGTATAAGCAAAAGAACTGCTTATATGGAGTCTATTATTCGTGATATGCAAACTAAGCAAATAAACGAGTATGTGCAGGAGAACCTAGGTATTAATTTATTTGAAAATAACCCAGCTACTTTACCAGAAACAAAAGAAGAGCTTGAGTTACACATGCAGCTTACTTATAAACAAAATATTGAAATAGCACAAGAACAAGCTATTAATGTTTTATTAGAAGGTAATAAATATGATTTAACTAGAAAAAGAGTTAATTATGATTTAACAACTATAGGTATTGGAGCTGTTAAAAATAGATTTACACAATCGGAAGGTGTAGTTGTTGATTATGTTGACCCAGCCTATATGGTTTATTCATATACAGAGTCACCATATTTTGATGACATATATTACGCTGGTGAAATAAAATCAGTTCATATTAATGAGCTTAAAAAGCAATTTCCACAATTAACTAATGATGACTTAGAAAACATCAGTAAAACCGCTTTTCAAAATAATGGTTTTTACGATAGAACAATAGCTAATTACGACGAAACAGATTCTAATACCGTTCAAATATTGTACTTTAACTATAAAACGTACATGAACGAAGTATATAAAGTTAAAGAATCCGCTACTGGAGCTGAAAAAATATTAATCAAAGATGATCAATTTAATCCACCTCAAGAAATACTTGAGCAGTATGGTATACAAAAAGTTGGTAGATCTTTAGAGGTTTTATATGAAGGTGTTTTAGTTTTAGGTACAGATAAATTGCTTAAATGGGAGATGGCTAAAAACATGCTGCGACCAAAAAGTGATTTTACTAAAGTTAAAATGAATTATAGCATCTGTGCGCCTCGTATGTACAAAGGACAAATTGAGTCTTTAGTTAGCCGTATAACTGGTTTTGCTGATATGATTCAATTAACACATTTAAAACTACAGCAAGTATTATCGCGCATGGTACCAGACGGTGTTTATTTAGACGCTGATGGTTTAGCTGAAGTTGATTTAGGTAATGGGACTAATTACAATCCTCAAGAGGCATTAAACATGTTTTTTCAAACAGGTTCTGTAATTGGTAGATCGTTTACTCAAGAAGGTGATTTAAACCCAGGTAAAGTACCTATTCAAGAAATAGCGAGTGGATCTGGTGGTAATAAAATACCTCAACTCATAAATACATACAACTATTATCTGCAAATGATTCGTGATGTGACGGGTCTTAATGAAGCTAGAGATGGTAGTACGCCTTCAAAGGATGCTTTAGTTGGTGTGCAAAAACTTGCAGCCGCTAATTCAAATACAGCTACAAGACATATATTAACAGGTGGTTTGTTCATAACTTCTGACTTAGCAGAAAACTTATCGCTTAGAATATCAGACATATTAGAATATTCACCAACAAGAGACGCTTTTATACAGCAAATAGGTGTTCACAATGTGGCTACGCTAGATGAGCTAAGTGAGTTGCACCTTTACGACTTTGGTATATTTATAGAGCTACAACCAGACGAAGAAGAAAAAGCTGTATTAGAGAATAACATACAAATGGCTATAGCTCAAAAATCTATAGACTTAGAAGACGCTATAGATGTCAGAGATGTTAAAAATATAAAATTAGCTAACGCGTTATTAAAGCTTAGACGTAAAAAGAAAATGGAGCGTGATCAGCTAATGCAACAGCAAAATATCCAAGCTCAAGCGCAAGCTAATCAACAGTCACAGCAAGTTGCTGCGCAATTAGAAGTTCAAAAACAAAGCGCTTTAACTCAAAGCAAAATACAGCTAGAGCAAGCTAAAGCTAATTTTGAAGCAGAAAAGTTAATAAGAGAAGCTGAATTAAAAAAGCAATTAATGGCTTATGAGTTTCAAATAAATATGCAGCTTCAAAAACAACAAAGTGAAGTTTTATCTGGAAAAGATAAAATGAAAGAAGATAGAAAAGACGAAAGAACTAAAATACAAGCTACGCAGCAAAGCGAACTTATAGCTCAAAGAAAAAACGATCTACCGCCAAAAAACTTTGAATCATCTGGGAATGATATATTAGGCAGTGGGTTTGATTTAGGTTCACTATAACCCAGGTGATAATAAATAATAGTAATTATATAATATTTTATCATGGAAAACGAAGAAATTAAAGATTCTTTAGTTGAAGAGGCGCAACAAGAAGCGCCAAAACCAGTTACGCAAGAAGATGGCGTAATAAAGGTTGATTTAAGTAAACTAAACAAAAAAGATCAAGATGTAGTTCAAGAGCAAAGCACAGACGAAAGCGCGGAAAGCCGGGAAGAAACCAACTTGGAATTGCAAGAAGTGGTTGAAGAAAACACCGAGCAACGTGTTGAAGACGTGCAGAGTGAGGCGCCGGTAATTGAAGAAATTACCGAAGAAGAAGTACAAGAGCAAGCAGAGCAATTAACTGAAGACGTTGTTGATGCTATTGAGGAGCAAGAACAAACTGGGGTTGATCTACCTGATAATATTCAAAAAGTTGTAGACTTTATGAATGACACTGGTGGAACTCTACAAGACTACGTTAAATTAAACCAAGATTATTCTAAGTTAAACAACAATCAGTTGTTGAGAGAATATTACGAAACCACAAAACCGCATTTAGACAAAGAAGACATCGATATATTAATGGAAGACTTTAGCTATGATGATGAGTTAGATGATGAAAGAGATGTTAGAAAAAGAAAAATAGCTTATAAAGAAGAGCTAGCTAAGGCTAAAGACCATTTAGAAGGCCTAAAGTCTAAATACTACGATGAAATAAAAGCTGGATCAAGATTAAATCCTGATCAGCAAAAAGCAGTTGAATTTTTCAACCGCTACAATAAAGAAAACGAAGAGTCAACTAAAGTTGCAGAGCAACAAAAAAATACGTTTTTAAAGAAAACAAACGATTTGTTTAACAACGATTTCAAAGGTTTTGAATATTCTGTTGGAGACAAAAAATATCGTTTCAACGTTAAAGACGTAGACAACGTGAAAAACTCACAAAGCGACATTAATAATTTTGTTAAGAAGTTCTTAAACGATAAAAATGAAATGTCTGATGCTAAAGGTTATCACAAGTCTTTGTTCACCGCTATGAATTCTGACGCTATAGCACAACACTTTTATGAGCAAGGTAAAGCCGATGCTATAAAATCAAGTGTTGCTAGAGCTAAAAATGTAGATATGGAACCGAGACGGGGTCATGAAAAAACTACAACTTCTAATGGTTGGACAGTGAGATCTGTTAACGGCGTTGATACTTCTAAATTAAAAATGAAAATTAAAAAATAACAACTAAAAATTAAAAATTATGGCACAGGGATTTGCTGGAACTGGTGCTGAGTTAAATCATGTAACTCCGCGCCCTATTAAAGGTCTATTTGGTGACAATTATTTGTCTCTAAATGACATGGATTTTACACAACAATTTCTACCTGAAGTGTATGAAAAAGAGGTAGAGCGATATGGTAACCGTACTGTATCTGGATTTTTAAGAATGGTAGGCGCTGAAATGCCTATGGCTTCTGATCAAGTAGTTTGGTCTGAGCAAGGACGTCTTCACATTGCTTTTGAAGATTGTTCTGTTGTATTAGACGAGACTAATCTTGTTACTTTTACTGATGATGCTCCCGCAGTTGCTGGATCTCAAAATGCTGCGCAAAAAGCTGCTTTAATCAACGCTGGTAATACTATTGTTATCGCTTACGAAGGAACTGTAGTTAAAGCTAGAGTTACAACTGGTGGTGATGGTACTGCTACAACTATTACTGTAGCACCTTATGGAGCTGCTGATTTAAGCGCTATTTACGACGCTGGAACTGCTGGTGCTAAAACTGGAGTTAAAGTTTTTGTTTATGGTTCTGAATACAAAAAAGGTAGTGGAGCTGTAGAAAAGTCTGTTGACGCTAAGTTTACTCAGTTTAGTAACAAACCTATTATCCTAAGAGACAAGTACAATATCAATGGTTCTGATGTTGCTCAAATTGGATGGGTTGAAGTTACTACTGAAGCTGGAACTGGAGGATATCTTTGGTATCTAAAATCTGAGCACGAAGCTCGTATTCGTTTTGAGGATTATTTAGAAATGTCAATGATAGAGGCTGTTTCTGATTCAACTGGAGCTGCTGCTACAGCTGGTTACACTGGGTCTGAAGGTCTTTTTGCAGCTATTGAAAGCAGAGGTCTTGTTTACAACGATCCTGATTTTTCTGATACCACCGCTAATTCAGAAGGAATTTTAGAGTTTGATGATATTTTAGCTGAACTAGATAAGCAAGGTGCTATTGAAGAAAACATGCTTTTCTTGAATCGTGCTACTTCTCTAGATATTGACTTAATGTTAGCTGCTCAAAATTCTTATGGATCTGGAGGTACTTCCTATGGAGTATTTGAAAACTCAGAAGATATGGCGCTTAACTTAGGTTTCTCTGGTTTCCGTAGAGGATCTTATGACTTTTACAAAACTGACTGGAAATATTTGAACGATTCTACAACTGCTGGTGTAACTGGAACTACTCTAGGTGTTTTAGTACCAGCTGGAACTTCAACTGTTTACGATCAAATTTTAGGTCAAAACATTCAAAGACCATTCTTACACGTTCGTTACCGAGCTTCAGAAGCTGATGATCGCCGCTTGAAGTCTTGGGTGACTGGATCTGTTGGTGGAAATTACACAAGTGAAGTAGACGAAATGAATGTAAACTTCTTATCAGAAAGATGTTTATGTGTTCAAGGCGCTAATAACTTTGTGTTATTCAACAAAACTACTGGATTTTAATATCTAGTAATTATAATGTAATATTTACCCTCGTTAAAACAACGGGGGTAACTATTACCCTTATTAACTATTTAATTTTATTATATCATGGCTAAAAAAGCTAAAGCAGAAGAAGCTGTTGAGGTTGCACCTCAGCCAGTGGTTACAAAAAAATCACAAGCACCAGTTAAACCAAGCTGGGAAATTAAAGATAGATTATATCAACTTAGACAAGGTAAGACACCTTTGGTTTTTACTTTGCCTTCAAAAAACTCTAGAAGATCTCCTCTTCTTTGGTTTGATGAAAAAACAGGAGAACAAAAAGAGCTTAGATACGCTACTAATCAAAACTCACCTTTTGTTGATGATCAAAAAGGTCAATATATATTAGGTAGGATAATTTTTAGAGATGGCTTATTAGCTGTTCCAAAACAACAACAAAACCTTCAAAAACTATTATCATTATATCACCCAGCGCTAAATAAAGTATATGAAGAGTATAATCCAGTGCAACAGTCTGTAAACGAACTTGCTTATATGGAATACGAAATAGAAGCTTTGTTAGCGGCTAAACAAATGGATATAAGTAATTTAGAGGCTATATTAAGAGTTGAGTACGGAAGTAGAGTTGATACGCTAACTTCTAGCGAGCTTAAAAGAGATGGATTAGTTTTTGCTAAGAAAAATCCTATATTATTTTTAGAGCTTGCCAGCGATGATAACGTTGAGCTTAGAAACGTAGGTATAAAAGCTACAGACTTAGGAATATTAAAATTATCTTCAGATCAGAGAACTTTTACATATGGTGAAACTGGTAGAAAGTTAATGACTGTTCCTTTTGACGAGCACCCTTACTCTGCACTTGCAGCCTTCTTTAAAAC